TACAAACATCATGTCAGTGTCAGGCCATGCCACACCGCAGAGCCTAACACCATACATCAAGAACACTTTGCGTAGTGCAACAGTGACACAGGAAATGAGAGGACTGGTATGACATTAAATCAAATGGAACAAGAGGCCATCGTTGTTCAACAACTTGAGTGGTTACTTGAGTTTGAACTTAAGGGACAATCGGAAGATCAAGACTGGGAACTTATTAACTCTCTTGTAAGAGTGTTAAAAGAATTCAAGGTGGATGTATGAGTGCTTGGCTTATTGCAATTGTTGGTGTTGTCTATGCAGTGGTGGCAGTGGATCTGTTGCTCAAGGGTAACACTGGGTTGGGCATAGCCTTTGTTGGTTATGCACTGGGTAATGTCGGGCTTTATATGGAGGCAGCTAAATGAAGAACTGGTTCATGAGTACATACATTATGGTGTGCTGTTACTCAGTTGGGGCATTCGTCAACTGGGACTACAACGCAGGTAACTGGTCTGAGTTTGCTAGGTTTACTGTAGCACTTGCTTGGTTCGTTGTGTCTATTGTATGGGCTTCTTATGAAGCAGAGCGTAAAGTAAGGAGTATGAACAATGAAATTACATGAACTAGAAGACCTCATCATGGCGGCATGGATAACTAAAGAGGACATCGACTCTGTGTTGTGGGTGTTGATGGACAGGGAGAAGCAACCTGATGAGGATGAGCTTGCCAATCTATTGTTAGGCATCCATACCCTGCATGATGCTAGAATGAATAAGCTATTCAACGCATACGAGCAGGTGCTCAAGACAAACAAAGTTACCTACAAAGGCTATGGCATTCCTAAAAACACACCTACCTTGTGAGACATGTGGAAGCAGTGATGGCTTATCACTGAATGAAGACATGTCCACCAAATGTTTTGTATGTGATACATACATCCCATCAACCAACAATGAAAGACTCGAAGTGATTGATGTAGACAGCGATACAAAAGATACCAGTAGCTTTATTAAAAGCTACAACGAAGGCGTTAGTGTGAGTGTCTCAGACAGACGCATTAACAAAACCACAATGGAACGCTATGGTGTTGTACGCCATGAGGGTTTCTACTACTTCCCCTATTACGATAGTAATTCCCAACTGGTGGCGGCTAAGCGTAGAGAAGTGAAGGACAAGAAGTTCACCACTGTAGGTGGATGGAGTAAGGGTACTCTGTTTGGACAACATCTCTATCCGTCCAATGGCAAGTACCTCACCATCACTGAAGGTGAGTTCGATGCGTTGGCAGCATACCAATTGACAGGCAGTAAGTATCCTGTGGTATCTATACGCACAGGTGCAGGTAGTGCATTGAAGGATGCCAAAGCAAACTACGAATACATCAACAGCTTTGAAAACATTGTGCTGTGCTTCGATGGTGATGAGGCAGGGCAGAAGGCAGCGAAGGAAGTTGCTGAACTGTTTGGTAGTAAGTGCAAGATATTTAAACCTGACCCTGCATACAAGGATGCATGCGAGTGGCTTGCAGATAGCAAGGAAGCTGCCTTCGTAGCTCGGTGGTGGGCAGCAGAGCCGTTCGTGCCTGATGGTATTGTCAGTGGCACTGGGCTATGGGAGTTGGTGTCAACACCAATGGAAGCAGCAGATTGTTTCTACCCTTGGAAGGGACTCAACGACATTACCTATGGCATCAGAGCAGGTGAGCTAGTTACATTCACAGCAGGTAGTGGACTAGGTAAGAGCCAGACATTAAGGGAAATTGTGTGGCACTTGTTGCAGAACAGCAACGACAACATTGGCTTGATGTTCTTAGAAGAGAGTGTTCGTAAGACTAGTCTGTCAATGATGAGCCTTGCTGCTGATATACCTATGCACCTGCCAACATCTGAGGTATCTGAAGTAGTACGAAAGGATGCGTTCGATAAGACACTAGGCACTGGTCGCCTCTACTTCTTCGATCACTTTGGATCAACAGCCATTGAGAACATTGTTAATCGTGTCAAGTATATGGCTAAGGGACTAGGCTGTAAGTATGTATTCCTAGATCACCTATCCATCATCGTGTCTAGTCAGGACAATGGTGATGAGCGTAAGGCTATTGATGAAATCATGACCAAGCTTCGCATGCTTGTGCAGGAAACTAGCATTGCCCTCATCATTGTTAGCCACCTCAAGCGTCCATCAGATAAGGGACATGAGGAAGGTGCAACCACTAGCTTAGCTCAGCTTCGAGGCAGCGCTGCCATTGCACAGCTTAGTGACATGGTGATATCGCTAGAGAGGAATGGTCAGGCTGATGATCCTGTTGAGCGTAACACCACCAAGGTGAGGGTTCTCAAAAATCGTTTCGCAGGTTCGACTGGACCCGCTTGTTCTCTTCTATACAACAAAGAGACAGGCAGGATGTTTGAGATTGACGATCCTACAGAAGGTCTATTACTATAAAATAGAGTTTGACTTTTCTATTCTTTAGTGTTACAACTTTAGTCATAGGAGGTTCTATGCGAACTAAAGAGCAAGCACGAGAGTACAACGAAAGATATTATGCAAAGAATAAAGAAAGACTTAAACAAGAAGCCTCTCTTTATTATCACGAGCATAAAGAAAAGACATTAGAAAATGTTAAGAAGTACCGTGAGGAGAATAGAGAAGTCATTAGAGAAAAGGGTCGTGAATACTACAGACGAAAACATAAGAATCGTTTGCTGAATGCGGCTAGATCTAGAGCAAAAAAATATGATCTTGATTTTGACATAACAGAAAATGATTTTGATATGGTAGATATATGTCCTTTGTTAAACATACCTTTGTTCATTGGTGAAGGAAGGAAAAGTGTTAAACCTAATTCACCTAGTATGGATAGAATAGATTCTACTAAAGGGTATGTAAAAGGAAATGTCTGGATAATTTCTTACAAGGCTAACACCATGAAAAGTAATTCAACCTTAGAAGAATTTTTATTGTTAGCTGAAAACTGGCAGCGTATTCATAAGGAGAAACTATGAAGAAGTGGGATGGTTTTGACAGTGCCATCATAGGAGCATGTTCTGTTTGGCAGAACAATGAGCGTGTTGAGGTGCTTGTATACGACATCTACAAGATGGTTGAACAGCTTGTGATTAGAGATGGTATGAGTGCAGATGAAGCACTTGAGTACATCGACTTCAACATTGAGAATGTTTACATAGGAAAGGACACACCAATTATTGTGTGGGAATATAACGATGAGTGACGGAGGAAAGGGACATACTCAGCGTCCTAGAACAATAGCTGATGATGAATGGGCTACTAGATGGAATGCCATCTTTGGCAAAGACTCAGTAGAAGATTACAAACAGTCGGTAGATGTTGACAACCTCCGACAAAATCATAAGGACAAGGACGATGATCTTCTTAGACATAGAGACAAACCTGAAACATGACACCATTTGGTTATGTGTTACTAAGCACAACACAACTGGTGAAGTGAGGCACTGGCGGGAAGCCGACACCTTGCAACAATACTTAGATGGTGAGCAAGTGGTAGGCCACAACATCATTGGCTTTGATGCCCCAGTACTAAAGAAGGTATGGGGTGTTGTCATTCCTGACAACAAGCTAGTGGATACACTGGTGATGTCACGCCTGTACAAACCTGACATTGACATTGTTATTCCTGAGCAGGGCAAAGCCCCTAGTCCACACAGTCTGGAGGCATGGGGCTATCGCTTAGGCAATCATAAGATTGGCTACACTGCCTTCGATGGTGGCTACACTGAGAGCATGGCTATCTATTGTGAGCAGGATGTACTGCTGCTTGAGGGTTTGTACAACCATCTATCAACAGTGATGGTGAAGGAAGGATTCTCTACCCAAAGCATTCAGCTTGAGCATGATGTTGCCATCATCTGTCGTGGCATGGAAGACAACGGCTTCATGCTAGACATGGAGAAAGCTATGGTACTCAACGCCACCCTCAGTGGTCGCATGTCTGACATTGAAGAGAGCATGCAGAAGGTGTTCCCTCCTATCGTGGAGCAGCGCTTCTCTGAGAAGACAGGCAAGCAACTGAAGGATAAGATTACCGTTTTTAATCCCGGAAGTAGGCAGCAAATTGCTGAGCGATTGGCAGGGCTTGGTGTTAAGTTTACTAAACATACAGACAAAGGCAATGTCATTGTGGACGAAGCTGTGCTTGAGAAGATTGACTTGCCAGAGGCTAAGCTTGTAGCTGAATACTTAATGATTCAAAAGCGTGTGGCTCAGATTAGTAGTTGGCTTGAGCTAGTGGGTGATGATGGTCGGGTACATGGTAGGGTAACTACTAATGGTGCAGTGACAGGTAGAGCTACACACAGTAGCCCTAACATGGCACAGGTTCCTGCCGTAGGTAGTCCCTTCGGTGCTGAGTGTAGAGAGATGTGGCGTGTGCCTGTAGGGTACAAGCAGGTAGGCGTTGACCTGTCAGGTATAGAGCTTCGTTGCTTAGGTCACTAC